GCCCATATTACCACCTTACCCCTCTGCGTTATCGTCTGTTTCTTCCTGCGGCGTTTGCTTACTGGTAACAATCTTGCAGGCGTTTTCTATTCCTGCTTTAATCAGATATCCACCAACAACTACCCGGAATGTTTCGTTTGATTCTGTAATCAGTGTTGTTATTGCCGCTGTGTTTCCTATGAACTGTAGCTCTCGCCAACATAAAACCATTGCGAACACAAACGACACAATGTATAAGAGTGTTACCGTCCACACCACTTTTTTACTGAACTCCCACAGCCAGCTTACCGCCGCCTGTGGTGTCACTCTTCTACGCCGCTTTCTCCTGCGATATGTCATTTACTGCTAATGTATCCTTTCTGTTTCTAAATTACCGTCTGATAATGGCAGTTGCATAAATCTTTCATGCATTGCGTGTGCTACATCATTGCCGCCCAGCTTTTCATAGGCTTTATATGCTGATGTTTCAGCCTGCTTTGCCCATGCCGGGGCTTCTTTGCGTTCCTCATACTTTAGGCAAATATCTATGATTTGCTGCCGCAAAAGTGCCTGCAATCCCTCACGCACTGCCTTGTTTTCTTCTCTTTCTTCCTTATGCTGCTGTTTCTCTTTTTTATAAAGTGCAATAAGAATTGCATACGCTCCGGCAAATAACCATGCTACCCAGTTTGCCGTAATGTAAGTTGTTACCTGTTCTACCATTTTCTCTGTGTTTCTCCTATGCCTCGTATTTTTCGCCTGTAATCTGCTCGTACTGTTCCTCTGTAATCCCTCTGCCCTTTACCTTACGCTCAATGCGTACCCAGCCTTTTAATGTTGCCTTTGTGATATAGCCTTTATCGTATTTCTTTTTCAGTTCTTCGTACATGTCTGTGCCGCCTTTCTACTGCTCCATTAACATTTCAAGTGTGATCTGCGTTTCTGTCTGCTGCATCTGCAATGCAGAAATTTCCTGCATGATTGCCTCTGTAGTTGGGCTTAATAATTCTGCCTGCTGGCTCTCATACTCTTCTTTATCCTGCGTACATTCTTCATATACCCACTTTTCGCCTGCCTTGCTTTCCTCATTTTCGTTGCTCATTGGTACTCTTTCAATATTGCGCCTCTTATATACAAGGTGCGGGCTGCTTGTTATATCCAGCTCTTTCGGTTTTTCTTCTGCGGTGCTTTCTGCTGCGTACCATTCCATTGCGTATGTTCTCCTTTCTTGCGTGCTTTGAAACCAGCGTTTTTAGCACTTTCACTTTTACATATGGTTTTATGTATCTTTCGTAATATGCGTAAGTGTCACTATGCCAAATCCAGCCCAGCCTAGAAAGTAAACTACCTGCATCTACCCACGTAATCTTTTCTTTTCGCTTTACCCGGTTGACCTTGCCACGTATGCCCTGTAATATGCTCTTTCGTATCGTTGTTCTATCTCTATAAAATTTGAACCCCATAAAGTCCAGTGGTCTGCCTCTGCGCTTGCCTTTTCTGTCTACATAGTCAAAACGGAATACCTGCCAGTTTTTCTTTATTTGTAATCCCAGCTCTTCCGTTATAAATTTCTCAATTTGCAGCCTCGCTTTATGCAGTTCCTTTTTATTGTTTCCGAATATAACCATATCGTCCATATAC